AAGCGTGATATGGAAAAGATGTTGATGGATAACGTGGCACAATCCGCTGGTTCATCAGGTTCAGCGAGAGTCACGGCAGGTTTGGGCGCATGGGTTGCGACCAATTATCACACTCTTGGAGGAGCAGCTTCCCCACCGGGATTAGGTTCTGCTTCCAGTGGTAATGGTACGGATACCGCTAGTGACGCTGACTCAACAGGAACATTAACTGAAGCTGGTATGAAGACCGTAATCAAAGAATGCTTTGATAGTGGTGGCACACCGGATACCATTCTTGTTGGATCTTCCAATAAGCAGTCAATCTCGGCATTGACACAAACGGTATCAAGTCTGAGAACCGCTGCCGACAAAGCAGCTCCAGCGAGTGTAGTAGCATCAGTAGACGTTTATGTTTCCGATTTTGGAACTTTTAAAATAATTCCAGATCGATTCCAGAGATCGCGTGATTGCTGGTTTATAGACTTTGATTTTTGGGCTGTGTCGTATCTACGACCGTTCATGACCGAAAGTCTAGCGAGGACTGGGGACAGTATAAAGCAGATGATTCTGGCTGAGTACGGACTCCAATCTAAGAACCAAGCATCAAGTGGTTTCTTGGCTGACGTATAGGTGTAAAGGTGGGGGTGTAAAAACCCCCACTTACTTAATCCGCAAGGGTAGGTTAATACCTACATTGGTGTAAACTAGGAATAAATAAGGAGTATATTATGGTAACAACTTTAAGAGTGTTTAATAGTCAGGCTCGTGCTATGGATAGAGCATTTGAAAGAATGATGGGAATAACTGGGTATAATAGTCCATTGACTATGATAGATAATGTGTTTGATAGGCTAGAGTCTATTACCCGTCAAGCATCACTTCCAAAAGATGGAGAAGAATTTACTTTGTATAATCTTGTACCAGTTACTTATAAGTCTGAAACCCAAGAAGATGGGTCTGTATTATTTAGAGTTATAAATAAAGAAGAGGTAAAGGATGCCGATACAAATGAAGAAAAATTAAGGAGGACTTAATGGGTAAGCGAAAAGAAGTAGAAGGACCAATTACTTTGTACTCTCCTGTTCATAGAGGAGGGAGTGAAGGAATAAAGAAGATCATAAAATCTCTTGACTCAGGAAAGAATGGTTACAAGAATCCTGGCAATAGTCCGAAGCACTCAGTGGAGAATCCACTTAAATAATAGGTGATAGCTTTATGGTTCAGAGAAAAGATAGTAAATTAGAGAAGGCATTCGGAGCGAAGAAGGAGAAGGCTCCAGAGAAGCCAAAACATAAAACTGCTGAAGAGCATCTAAAGGATTGGTCTGAAGATCAAACCAGAGCTATAGGCGGTAAGGGATTCTTAGTGGGATGAAGAAAAAACTATTAGATGTAATGCCATATAGACATCAGGAATGGATTGAAGAGCCTGATGGTGAGATATCTATAACTACTTACCAGGATGCAGAACCTACAATAGAACAAAATAAAAAAGAGTATAACTTATATGGTGATAAACTTAGCTTGGGAAAAAGAGGAGATTGGCATAAGGTAGCTTCTATTCCTTTTAATGTCTACGAGCAATGGAAGAATGAAACCAATGGAGCAATTGATAAAGATCCAAAGTTACTGGCTAAATATTTAAACGATCCTGATAACAAATATTTTAGAACTGCACCAACAAAACTATAGAGGAAATAATGATGGCAGATTTATATAGATTAAACAATTTTAATTATACGTTTACCGCTACTGATAGCTCGGTACTATTGAGCGATGCTATATCTGCACAATGTAACGCAATCATAATTAATGCGAGTGAGCCTGTATTTATTAAAATAACAAAACATGGCGATGCAGCTACGGCTGGCTCTTGTGGCTATTTTATAAAAGATTGGCCTCATTATGTGCTCGTTAGTGGCGGAGATCAAATTGCAGGGCTAAGAGCAGGAGCAAGCAACTCTGTCGTATATATTACTGAATTGACTAAATGAGAATTTCTAACCCAGATATTTATAGACTTGCAAATAAATTGCATTCTATAACAACCTCTACAACCTCTACCGAAATGGCAGAGGCGGTTGGCTCTGGTATTGATACTATAATGATAACAGCTACAGAAGACGCTTATCTTGCGTTTGGTGGAGAGGTAGATACTACACCTTGGAGCGATGTATCTGGTGCTTGGTCGGCACAAACAAACTCATGGAAAGAATACGAGGCTGTTGGTGAAGGTTATCAAGAGAAAGATTGGCCTACTTATTGGCGTATTAATTCGGGGCAGAAAGTATCCGCTTTGCAGGTTAGTTCCGCCGGAACAGTATACATTGCGGAGATGACAAGATAATGGCTATAGGAACTTATGCGGAACTTCAGACTGCTGTAGCCAACTGGTTAGACAGATCTGATTTAACTGACAGAATAGTAGAATTCATAGACTTAGCTGAAGCAAGAATAAATCGTAACTTGCGCCTTCGTCTTATGGAGACAACTGCTACTGACACATTGGTAGCGGGAACTAGAGATTATGCATTACCTACAGATTATATACAGGCGAGAACATTCCATTTGACTCTTGACCCTATAGTTCCATTAGCTTATGTTACGCCAGAAATAATGAATAGGATATGGGCTGGGTCTACTGGTGGAACTCCAGAAGCATTCACCATCATTGGTGAGAACTTTAGGCTTGGTCCTTCGCCAGCAACTGCTGATGGATATTCTATGCTTTATTATAAACGAATACCTGCATTAACTCCTGCCGCCACAACTAATAGTATGCTTACATATAATCCCGATATATATTTATATGGAGCTTTATTAGAGGCAGAACCATTCTTAATGAATGACCAGAGGGTGCAGTTATGGGCTACAGCTTACAGACAAGCTGTAAACGATTTACAAGTTCAGGATGACAAAGATCGTCACTCTGGTTCTGAGCTAAGAGTAATGAACACGAGTGGCTACTTTTAAGGGGATTAATCATGGGATTAGAAACAGCAACATATATTAGCCAACTAGTTGATACGAATCCAACATCTAGTGATCCTGTATCGCAGGGGGACGATCATCTCAGGCTAATCAAAGAAGTATTACAAGCGCAGTTCACCACTCTTGGGGCAGCAGCAGTAACTACAACTGCGGCAGAACTTAACTTATTAGATGGCGTAACAACTCTTGCTCCAGAAGGGACAGCGGTATTATCTACAGGGGAAGCAGTCACTACAAAGTTTCTCAGGACAGATGGAGATGGAACGTCTTCATGGCAGATCCCAGCAGGGACTACATATACAGCAGGTGATGGTTTAGATCTAACAAGCACAACATTCAGCACAGACCTCAAGGCTAATGGTGGTTTAGATATTGACTCTACAGAACTATCTGTGGCTCAAGGGATATCGCAATACGATGTAGCACAGTTTGCCACTGGTGTTGTTGATGATGACTTTCTAAGGATTGACGGCACAGCGGTAGAAGGAAGAAGCGCATCCGAAGTCTTATCAGATATTGCTGCCCTACCTTTGGCTGGCGGAACAATGACTGGAGAGACAATATTCGCAGACCAGTTAGCCACAAGGCCAAAGATGAAGGACTACTCCGAAGCAGTAAATGCTTTAGGTTCTAAGACAGCAGCCTTTAATATTGATTTAGAGGATGGAAATGTTCATTCATTAACGATAGGATCTGGAACATTTAATATTGGATTAACAAATGCTCTTGCTTCTAACTCAAACTCTATCACTCTTATAGGCACTAACTTAGGTGCAGGAACTCCTTCGTTTGTTTCTGGTGCACATGATGGTGGTGGAAACGCAGTTAAATGGCCCGGTGGAACTGCCCCCACTGTAACAGCATCAGGAACCGATATCTTAACCTTCACTACCTTTGACGGTGGCACCCAGTGGTATGGGTTTGCTGCTGGCATTGCAATGGCTTAGGGGGTGATATGCCTTTAGGAGCAAATAAAGCAGCCCTCTTTGGAATGGCCGGTGTAAGCACTTCGGATGTCGTATTAATCTCAAAAACAACAATGGCTGGAGAAGCCTACTATCGAGCGACATTCGATAGCGCGTATGTCTCAGCTATCTTTGCATTTTCTGGGTTAGTTTATGATGTAAATGATACTGATATGACGTTTCAGGTTAGCACCAGTGGTGACTCTTATGGAGTGAGCGCCGCCAATGTTGCGTGGAGGACAATTAATGCTACGAATGGTAGTGATTCAACTTCTTTCCCCCAAACCTCAATGTCTCAAGCTGCCGCAACAAGTTACATGTACCTGTCAGAAGCCTTGACCGATGATGCCGCTATAGACGGAGCCAATACAAACGGATTTATCCAAATCTATAACCCAAAGAGTACGACATATGGTAAGAATTATATGTCCGTTCAAATCGGCAATGTAGCGTCAGATGACTCATGGGGACAATGGGGAGCGGCTGGCTATAT